ATCGCCTTCACGAACTCGTCGGCGGCCTCAGGGCTCTGCGCAGCTACGGCGGCGAGTGCCTGAAGCACCCTTTTTTGCCTGTCATCCATGGCGACTAGCTCCAGCAGGTTTAGGCCCAGGATCTCACAGAGAGGTTCTACGAGCGTACTTGAGCCGGCCTTCTTGGGTGACAACGTTCGAGATCGCCTCATTGGTGCACTTGATCTGAAATTCGTTGCGGACGCGCTGGGCCAACCCCTCCTGGGTGAGCCCCATGGTCTTTCGTTTCTCCTCCACCGCACGTGCGAGCGTGTTGGTGATCGGCCACGGCGGGAAGATTCGACCTGACGCCTTCATCCTCGAAGCGTCGCTTAACGCCATCGAAGGTGGACTTGGAAGACCCTTGACTCGCATCCAAGTTTCACTTAGAGTTCCGTCGTAGATGGCACGCTGTCTCATAACGACTCGATTGCAAACGGCCTTTGGGCGCGCCCGAATCACTCAGACCGAGTGGGCTCGCCGATGTGGGGTCAGCACGTCGGCCGTGGCGCAATGGCTGTCGGGCGACACGTTGCCTCGTGCGGACATGTTGGAGGTGGCGGTGGCCGCGCTGGGCTCGACGATGATCGAGTTCTATGGGGGCGAAGTGCGCGGCGGGGAGGCGGCGTGACGCTACTTCGGCGGTGGCGGTTGCTCCGCCTGGAGCTGGCGACCGTAGCAACGGGTGCAGATCATGGGCATGTCCTCCTATGGTGCGTGGATGCAGATCGGGTTCCCCGCAGGGGGATCTGGACGGACAAAGCCGCACAGCAGATTGCCTTCGCAGCGGAAGACGTTTTGGCCCGTGCAACAGTGCTCGTTCAGCCCTCCACAGGGAACGCACCTCGCGCCGTAGCACGTAAACTGCGGGTTCGCGCCCTCGGCGACGTAGCAGCACAGGGGCTGATTGGCGCAACGGTCTGCGACGGGGCCGGGCTGGAGATTGCAGCAGATTTGGTCGAGGTGGCCGCAGATCGGATTCTGAGGCGGCCCAGCATCCGGTGGTGGTGGAGTCGCATCGGGTACCAACGCTGCATCCGGTACTCGCGCGTCGACGCGGGCGTCCGGCACTCGTGCGTCGAACACGGGAACGGCTGCGTCTGCAACCGACCCGTCCGCGACTGCGCTCCCTCCATCGGGCCATCCGCCCTGGATGATGTACGTGTCGCCGCAGGCGCTGAGCAGCGCGGCCAGCGCCACCAGAAGTCGTCTCATTGTGCCCCTCGGTCGCCATCGTACGGCCTCGCAGCGCTTGCGTGCAGATTCCGCGCCGCGCCCAGGTCCGCGATACCCATGGCTCGTGCGGTGGCCGTCGGTGGGCGTGCAGGTGGCGCGCGTAGTCACGAGACCGAGAGTTCAGCCCTGTTCGGCTGAGTAGCGACACGCCGCGGCGCTGGGCGCGCGCGGCTGCACAGACCAGAGGGCCGGGTAACGGGCGCGTCAGCGCTCGGCCGGGTGACGTGCGCGCGGCGCACGAAGGGAGATGGCATGGCGAAGGGCAAGAAGGTGGTGTTCCGGATCGAGCGGGTACCGCTGGCGAAGATCGAGCGCGGCGGTGGCACGCAGGCGCGCGTGGGCAACAACGAGGACACCGTCGCCGAGTACACGGAGCGGCTCCGGGCGGGGAAGGAACTGCCGCCGCCGGTCGTGTTCAAGGATGCGACTGGCAAGCTGTGGCTCGCCGACGGGTTCCACCGGGTCGAAGCGCACGCGCGCTGGGGCAAGTCCCGCGGCATCGACGTGGAGCTCCACGTGGGCGACCAGCGCGCCGCGGTGCTCTACGCCGCGGGCGCCAACGCGCACCACGGCCTGCGGCGCTCGGCGGAGGACAAGCGGCGCGCGATCGGGATGCTGCTCTCGGACCCCGAGTGGCGCACCTGGAGCGACCGCGCGATCGCCGACCACTGTCACGTCGGCCACCAGCTCGTGGCCGCCGTCCGTGGCGGTCAACTGGATGATCATCCAGTTGAATCGCGTAAGTCCGCGGATGGAAAGACCCGCGACGTCACCGGCATCGCGGAGTCGAACCGCGAGCGGGCGGTCGAGCGCCACTCGGCGGCCACCGCGGGCACGCTCACGCCGGACGCGGCGCCGGCGCGCCCGCGCGTCACCCGCGAGGTCGTCGACGAGATCCCGCCGGACGACGTGCCCGACTTCGAGCACGAGCCGGAAGAGGTCGAGGACGACGAGCCCGCCGGCGGCGAGGTGGTCGAGGACGGGGCGATGGCCGAGGCGCCCTACGACGGGCTCGTAGACAACGAGGGCACGCCGGTGCCCGGCGACCTCGAGGTGGTGTGGCAGCTGCTCCACGAGGGCGCCGCCGAGGTCGACCGGGCGCTCAACACCGCGGCACACGCCTGGTCGCGCCTCCAGGATCAGTTGCTGCGGCACGTGCGCAAGGTCGGCACGGACGCCCACCTGCCGTCGCGGTTCATGCCCTCGGTGGAAAACGACTTCGGCCCGGGCGGGCGGGTGCCGTCGATGCAGGCGCTCCTCCGTCGGATGATCCCGCACGTCCTCTGCGGCAACTGCGAGGGGCTCGGCTGCACGCGCTGCGACAGCCTCGGGTGGTTCTCGCGCGTGGACTGGAAGGAGCGCCGTCGCGTCGACGGCGTGCTGGGCGAAGTCGGGGTGGAGGAGTAGCCCGTGGCGTACGAGCTCCGCCCCTACCAGCGCGAGGCCGTCGAGGCGATCTTCGGCCAGCTCGCCGAGCGGCGCTCCACGCTGCTCGTGCTGCCCGTCGGGTGCGGGAAGACGGTGGTCTTCTCGGAGGTGGCGCGCCGGTGGGTGGTCGAGGGTCGCGGCCGCGTACTCGTGCTCGCGCACCGCGAGGAGCTGATCCACCAGGCGGCCGAGAAGCTGCGCGCGACCGGTGTCACGGTCGGCATCGAGATGGGCGACCAGCGGGTGAGCCCGCTGTTCCCGCCGAGCGTCGTCGTGGCGACCGTGCAGACGATGGGACGCGCCCGCCGGCGCGAGGCCTGGGACCCGAAGATGTTCGGGCTCATCATCTGCGACGAGGCGCACCACGCGCCGAGCGACAGCTACAAGCAGATCTTCGCCTACTTCGCGTCGGCGAAGCTGCTGGGCGTCACCGCCACGCCGGACCGGCGGGCGATGGCCGGCGTCTTCGAGAGCATCGCCTACGGGCTCGACATCCGCGACGCCATCAAGCAGGGCTACCTCGCGCCCATCCGGCAGAAGGCGGTGCAGGTGGAGGGGCTGGATCTCTCGAAGGTGCGGACGACCGCGGGTGACCTGAACGAAGGCGAGCTCGAGCAGGTTCTGGTGGAGGAGGAGAACCTCCACGGCATCGCCCACCCGACCATCGAGCTGGCAGGCGACAGGCCGACGATGGTGTTCGCGGCGACGGTGGAGCACGCGCACCGCCTCGCGGAGGTGATGAAGCGCCGCGCGGGCTCGGCGGGCGTGGTCGCGCTCGACGGCATGACCGACCGCGAGTTGCGCCGGCAGGCGCTGCGCGACTTCGGCGAGGGCAAGTTCCAATTCCTGCTGAACTGCGCGCTCTTCCTGGAGGGCTTCGACGCCCCACGGATCGCCTGCGTGGCGATGGCCCGTCCGACGAAGAGCCGGATCCTGTACACGCAGGCGATCGGGCGCGGCACGCGCCTGGCGCCGGGCAAGACGGACCTGCTCGTGCTCGACTTCGAGGGGAACGCGGGCAAGCACTCGCTCGTCTGCGCGCTCGACGTGCTCGACGGCACGGACGACGAGGAGGTGCGCAAGAAGGCGCGCGAGCTCATCGCCTGCGATCCCGAGCTCGACATCATGGGCGCGCTCGACGGCGCGACCCGCAGCGTGGCCGAGGCGAAGCGTCGGCTGGCCCTGTCGAAAGCTCGCTACCAGGCGTTCGACGTCGACCCCTTCCAGGTGTTGGGGATCCACGCTCCGGCCGGGCGCTACTCCGGCGTGCCGCCGACGCCCGACCAGCTCGTGCTGCTCCAGGGGAAGGGGATCGACGCCGAGAGGCTTGGGTACGACCGTGGCCAGGCCGAGGCTACGATCGCCGCGCTGCGCGCGCGGCAGCGCGACGGCCTCTGCACGTTCAAGCAGGCGAAGGTCCTCGCCCGCGCCGGGCTGAACCCGGACGTGACGTTCGAGCAGGCGAGTCGCGCGATCGACGTGCTCGCTCGCAATCGGTGGAAGGCGACCGACGAGCTCGCCGCGCAGATGGCGCGGCCGGCGGCGGCCGCCGGAGGTGCAGCGTGAAGCCCCTGCTCACGGTCACTGTGCCGATCAAGCTGGTCTCCGAGGCCAATGGGTCGCACGGCCACTGGTCGGCGAAGGCTGGGCGCGCTAAGTCGGTACGGCAGGCGGTCACGTGCGCGTTCATCGACCACGGCGCGCAGGTGGTGGCGGTGGTGGTGCAGCCGAAGACCGCAGGCGCCAAGGTGCGCCGATGCGCCAGGTGGAGGGGCGCGCCGACGATGCCGCTCGTGGTCGTGCTCGCGCGCATCGCTCCGCGCCAGCTCGACGACGACAACCTCGCGCGCGCGTGTAAGGCCGCTCGCGATCAGGTGGCCGAGCTGCTCGGGGTGGACGACCGCGACTCGCGCGTGCGCTTCGCCTACGAGCAGTACCGCCGGGGCGTCGGTGAGTACGGGCTGGAGATCCGGATCTTCGCGCGCGGCGAGGTGGCGCCGTGAAGCGCACCCCTCTCGCACGGGGCACCAAGCCACTGGCGCGGAAGACGCGGGTCAAGGCGAAGCGGGCGACCACCCGGCGGTCCGCGCGCGTGCACGATGCCGCGTACATGGAGCGGGTGCGTGGCCTGCCGTGCGTCGCGGCCGAGCTCTGCGTGTGGTGGGCGGTCTTCGGGGGCAGTTCGGCCTGCGACGGCCGCATCCACGCCCACCACATGGGCGCGCGCGGGCTCGGGCAGAAGTGCAGCGACCTGGAGACGGTGCCTTTCTGCGAGCAGCACCACCGGGACTGGCATGACTGCACCGGCCCCTTTGCTGGAAAGTCGAAGGAATGGCGCGGCGAGTTCGCACGCGCCGCGATCGAGTACACGCAGGCCACGCTCGCGGTGCCGGCGTGACGGCCCAGGAGAACACCCACGAGCACGCGTGGGAGCCGTGGCCCGGCGAGTGCGGCGTCTACCGCTGCGCGTGCGGGGCGAGCGGGTACCGGCAGGCTGGCGAGGTGCGCGCGCACAAGAAAACGTGGGAGCGGCGCGAGACGCCGAGCGTGCGCCAGGTCGGTGACGAGCAGGTCGACGGTGGGGCGCGCGTCGCGCCCAAGAAGGGAGCGGAATGAGCGACGAGGAGCGCTTCTGGGCGAAGGTGGACAAGGGTAGCGGCGAGGGCTGCTGGCTGTGGACTGCGTCCGTTCGTGGCGATGGCGACTACGGGCAGATCTGGTTTGGCGGGAAGACCCAGCGCTCTCACCGCGTCGCGTGGCAACTCGCCTGCGGCCCGATCCCCCAGGGGTTGCTCGTGCTGCACAACTGCCCCGACGGCGACAACCCGCGGTGTGTGAACCCGGCGCACCTGTGGCTGGGAACGAACGACGACAATGTGGCCGATCGCCAGCGCAAGGGGCGGCAGGCGCGCGGCGTGGCCACCGCGCCAGCAAAGCTTGACGCGGAGAAGGTGAGGGCCATCAGGGCCGCGGCGGCGACCGGCACTTCCGTCTCGTCCCTCGCGCGGTTTTACGGAGTTGACCGCAACGCGATCGCCATGGTGGTCCGCCGCAAGACATGGGCGCATGTCGGAGACGCGTCGTGAGCACCGCCCTCAAGAACACGCGCCTCAACCAGGTGAAGCCGGGTCGCCGCGCCAAGCTCGCCGACGGCAAGGTGGTCGTCGTCTCTGCCCTGGTGAGCGGCGACGTCTTCTGCCGCGAGGTACTCGAGGAGGACTACCAGTGGCTCCCGGGTCGCTTCGGCGACCGGACGGGCGAGCTGCACGTGCAGCTGGGCGACCAGCTCGTTCAGGAGGTGTGGTGATGACCGACGAGAAGCTGCAGGAGATCGAGAAGCGCGCGGCGGCGGCGACGCCGGGGCCGTGGGTCGTCGGTTCCGTGACCGGCTCGTGCTCGATGGACCATGGGCGCGGCCCGATGGGCCATGGCCAGGGCGACTGCCAGTACGACTACCGCATCGAGACCAAGGGGACGGCGCGCCATTGCGTATCGAGCGTGGCGCTGGTCGAGGTGGTGACCACGTGCGAGGAGTACGGCGCGCTCGAGCCGGCCAACGCCGACTTCATCGCCAACGCGCGCACCGACATGCCCGCGCTCGTGGCCGAGGTTCGGCGACTGTTCGGGATGCTCAGCGCCGCCAATCACGTGGGCTTCACGTGGCGCGACAAGACTATGGCCGCCGAGTCCGAGCGCGCCGCCGCCCTGTCCCGGGTCGCTGACCTAGAATTGGTGGTGACCTCGTTCGACGAGGAGTTGGACGCGATCCGCGCATGGAACGAAGGCAACGTGACCGGCGCGACTTGCGCCTTCTGCGCGCCCGCGGGCTCGATCACTCCCGAGAGGCGCGAGTCGATGCGCGTGCACGTCACGATGTGCCCCGATCATCCGGCGTACCGGCTCATGGGAGAGGCCGCTGCCGCGCGCGTCGATGTCGCGAGCACGAACATTACGCTGGACCATGCCCTGTCCCGGGTCGCCGACCTGGAGGCGTCGCTGGAGAAGCACATCTCCGCGCGACAGGACGTGTGCGTCAACGAGATGGAGATGCGCCGCCAGCGGGACGAGGCGCGCGCCGAGGTGGCCGAGGCCACGCGCGAGCGGGATGAGGCGCGCGATAGGATCCGCAGGCTCCAGGCTGAAGTAGTCGAGCACTGCGAGAACCTAAACGACAGGGTCCATGGCCTACACGTAGAGCGGGCAGCCAAGGATGTCGTGCTCGACAAACTGGCCGAGGTCACAGCCCAAGCGGCTGCAATGCGCGAGGCGCTGGAAGCCGCTCGCGAGGCGTTGCTATGGGCGCATGACGGAGGGTGGCACGACGCGAGCAAGAAGGTGGACTCCGCCCTCGCCCCCGACGCCGGCCGCGCGCTGCTCGCCGAGGTGACCGCGCTGCGCGAGGTGGCCGCGAAGGCCAGGCGTTACGCCTGCGGGGCTGATTCCAAGGGCTACCCGTGCGAGTGCCTGTTCTGCTCCGCGCTCGCCAAGCTCGACGCCCTGAAGGTGCCGACGTGAGCCACCGGCGCTCCCGCGCACGCGCGCGTAACGCCGCCCGGGTCGAAGCTGGCCAGGCCGACTCTCCGCTGCCCGCCCCGGCCTCTGCCTGGCGCTCGGGCATCCCCGAGGTCGAGCGCCAGATCGCGGCCAACTTCGCTGACCGCGCGCTGCGCCGGCGCATCCGCGCCGAGCTCCGCGGCAGCGTGGCAGCGTGGGGCCTGTCGAGGTCCAAGGTCGCCGAGATCCTGCAGGGGCTGGCCGAAGAGCTGAGGGCCGAGGACGAGGCGGACCGCAGGAGGTCGCGGTGAGCCGCCGGCGCACGTGGGTCGACGGGCGCGCACCTGTCGCCTGCTCCGAGTGCCCGAAGCGCATCGGCCAGGCGCCGACGGCGAATGGCGGGCGGCCGCGCAAGACCTGCGGAGAGGTGTGCGCCCTGAAGCGCCAGCGCCGGCTCGCGGGCGAGGCGCTCTTCGCCGACCAGGCGGAGGCGACCCGGTGGTGGCTCGCGCTCCATGAGGACCAGCGCACGGCCGCGATGGCGTGGGCGCGCGAGAACCCGCCCGACGCCAGCTGGCGCGGCGGCCGGCAGCTGTGGGCGTACTTCAACCGCGCGGCATTCTCGTGCGAGCGCGTGGTCGTCAGCGGGGTGCGGTAGATGGTCGCCCTCCGCAAGCCCGACCTGAAGAAATGCACCAAGTGTGAAGCCTGGAAGTCGCTCGCCGAAGGCTTCCACAAGAGGGTGGCGAGCCCAGATGGCCGCAAGACCATCTGCAAGGACTGCCTGCATAGACCGGGCAGTCGTCGCCGACCGGGGGCAAACGTTTGCTGGGGTTGCGGTGGCCAGGCGCCTGGTCACGCCACGGGCACCATGCAGTGGGAGCCGCGGTCCTCGGCGCCCTGCGGCATGTGCCGGCGCCTCTTCTGGGGGCACCACGACTGCCTCGAAGGCGTGAAGGCGGCCGCGCTCAAACACGAGGCCACCTGCGACCGCGTGGTCATCCGCCGCGAGCGGCTGGTGTGCGAGTGAGCGCAGCGCAGGAGTCGACCTGATGCCCAAGCCACGCATCCGTACGCTCAAGCCCGAGCTCGCCGACAGCGAGAAGGTCGCGCGCCTGAGCGATGAGTCCTTCCGCGTGTGGATCTGCGGCATCACGCAGGCCGACGACGCCGGCGTCTTCCCGGCGAGTGATGGCCACCTGCTCCGCTACCTGGGCTTTCGCGGCGAGCCGCGGCGGTTCGCGGCGGTTCGCGGCGAGCTGTCCCGCGAGGGCTTCGCGGTCTTCTACACGGTCCGCGGGTCGACCTTCGGCAGGATTCACGACTGGACGGCCCATCAGCGCATCGACAACGCGCGAAAAGGCGCCTCCGACTACTACCCGGGCCCGCAGGACGGCGTGGCCATCACGCGATTTCCACTACCTGCGACGCTGCCCGCCGCGAGCCGCGGCGAGCCGCCGCGAGCCGCCGACGCTCGCCGCGAGCCGCCGCTGGAGGCCGCGGCTGGATCGGAAGGGAAGGGAAGGGAAGGGAAGGGAGAGGACCAAGACCTTGTCGCGCCGAGCGCGACCGGGCGAAAGGCAAAACGACCTCCGTTGCCCTACAAGGCCTCCGAGGTCTACGCGGTCCTCTCGGCTGCGATGAGCGGCGTCTTCATCGCCGCAATGCCGCAGGGCGAAGACGTGCCGGCCGGGATCGCCATCGCCGTGAACCGCGTGCTGCGCGAGGCCGCGCGCCTGGGCTACACGCTCGCCGACTTCCAGCTCGCCGGCGAGTACACCGCGGCCTACGCGCGCGCGCTCGGCAACGCGCTCACGCTCACGCCGGCGTGGGTCGCGCAGACGGACCCAAACAAGGGCGGGCTGCTCAAGGCTGTCCTGAACGCGAAGGGCTGGCACACGAACGGACGCCCGCCGCTCGGCCGGAACCACGGAAGTGCCGGCGGGCAGCAGGTGCTGAACGGCGACGAGCTGCGCGCGGCCGCCGCCCGGGCGCGCGCCGAAGGGATGTGACCGTGACGCCGAGTGAGACCATGGACTTCGTCGCCCTCATCGCAGACGCCTTCCCAGACCGCTTCAAGGCGACGCCGAGCGTGGCGCGGCTGTGGGCGGCGATGCTCGCCGACCTACCGGTCGAGGACGCCCGCGGCGCGCTCATGGAGCACCTGGCCGAGTCGAGCTTCGTGCCCGCGATCGCGGACATCCGCACGCGGGTGGCGCGGAAGCGCGTCAACGCGCCCGACTTCGCGGCCGCGCTGTCCGAGGTGATGCGCGGCGTGCGGTACGGCGGGCGCTACAAGATGCCCGAGTGGAGCCACCCGGCGATCGCCTCGGCGGTCGAGGCGCTGGGCTGGAACGCGATCTGCGACTCGCCGACCGAGGGAACGAACACGCTGCGCGCGCAGTTCGAGCGCGCCTACCAGGCCGTGGTCACGACCGAGCGGAGCCGAGCCAACGTCGGCGCGCTCGAGGAGCACCGCGCGCGCGTCGGCCAGCTCTCCGCCGGTGACGCGATCGCGGGCCTGCTGAGCAAGGGAGGAAAGCCATGAGCGATTTCTGGACGCTGCTGCATCGGCGGCCTGTCGACTACCGGAACGTGCGGCTGAAGACGTGGTGCACCTGCGGCAAGCTGGTCATCCAGGGTCACGGCGCCGACCCTCGCGCCTGGAAGTGGCCGGGCGGGCGCGCGCCGCGCATCATGCGCGTCGTTGGCCCCGACTGCGTGGAGGGCGGGCTGCCTTCGCAGTGGTCGGCATGGAACGCGTCGTCCCGGGCATCGCGCGTTCACCGCGTGCGCCAGCCCATGTCGGGGAATGACTGCCTGAACGGACTCATCGCTGCGTGGATCTTCGCATGAGCCGCCGCTCGGCCACGTGCGAGTGCGGCGCGTCCAAGCGCGTCGGCGACGAAGCGTGCGCGCGCTGCATGGCGCTCGACGGCGGCAACGTGCCCGAGCAGACGCTCGTGAACGCGCTCCGCAACCTGGGCGGCGACGCCACCAGCGAGGCGGTCATGGTCGAGACGGGCTGGTCGTACCGGCACCTCCGCCGGACGGCGCAGCGCCTCGAGCGAACCGGGCGCGTGCTGCGCGTCGAGACCGGCGAGGAGCGGCACATCAACATGCCCACGCTCATGCTCGACGACGCCTGCCCGCCGCCGCGCGGCTGGCGGCAGATGCGGCTGCCACGCTTCGAGGCGTACCTCGAGCCCGCCAGGTTCGCGGCAGGGTCGCAGGCCATGGTGCAGCTCGGGCGCGTCGTTCAGCGCCAGCGGAGGGCACACCGCGTGGAGCAACTAGGGTTCAGGTTCCGCCGCCGCCGGCCACAGGCCGATGGGCCCGAGAGGGCATGCGCATGAGCGCGCAGTACTCGCCGACCTTCACGCCCAGGAAGCGGCTCACGCACGCGCGCTGCGCCTGCTGCGGCTGCAAGAAGGAGCGCGAGGCGGTGCTCTGGAAGCCCGGCGACCCGCCGATCAGCTGCGCCGACTGCAAGACGGCCGGCTGCACGCACCGTTGGCGCGAGTTCTGGAACCGCGGCGACGAGTGCCCGGCGCGCCAGCGCGGCCGCCGCCTGCGCGCGTGCGTCGGCAGTGCAGGGGGCCGGCGGTGATCCTGGTCTTCATGGTCGCCGTGGTCGCGGTCCACCTGCTGCGCAGCGCGACCCGCCCGGCGCCCGTGCCGCGCATCGTGTGCGCGAGCTGCGGCCGCGAGTTCCTGGACGACCGCGTGCTCGGCTGGCACCTCCAGGCCGCCCACCCTGAAACTTTCGACGACCGGCCGGTGATGCCGGCCGAGTACCGCAACCCACGAGAGGGCACAGCAGCATGAGCAAGTTCGACGGGGCCATCGGATGGCTCGACCTGGAGATCGACAAGGCCGAGGAGAAGCTCGGCGAGCTGCGCCGCGCACGCGGCGTGCTCGAGCAGTACGCGCCGGCTGACTCGGCGCTCCTGAAGCCAAAGAGCTCACCTCGACAGCAGAAGCAGGAGGCGCTCGTGCGGACGAAGCCGAAGCGCGTGGTGGCGCTCACACCGCCGCGCCACGCCAAGACCGAGTCCGCGCGGCGCCAGCTCATCGCGGCCGCGGCAGCGAAGGTTGCGCCCAAGAAGGCGCTCGCGGCCGCCAAGGTCGTCCGCCCGTGCGGATGCGCCGGTCGATGGGGACGGCACCGCGGCGACTGCAAGCTCCGCGTGAAGCCCGAGGCCGCCGACTCGGAGCCTGCCCCTGCGGCTGCGCCGGCGCCGGTCGTGGCCGCCCGAGAGGCGACCGTGCTGAGGCTGTCCCACAAGACGGGACGCCCCGTGAAGAGCAGGGCGCTCGGCGAGCGGATGTTCCGCTGCCTGCACCCGGTGCTCGAGGAGCACGGCACCCTGAAGAAGACCCGCCAGTGCGGCGAGACGGTCTGGGACGCGGACCGCCAGAAGCACCTGCACCGCGAGCACGACCTGCTCACCGAGGCGTGGGGCGGCTACTTCGAGCAACTGAAGGACCCCGAGGAGGAGAGCGATGCCATCGCCGCGGCGTAGGATTGTTGTCGAGGTCATCCCCGAGGACGCGGCACTGCTGCAGCAGTATGGGAGAGCCGTGCGCGCGCTCATCGCCGTGCTCGGCTCGCTCGCCGGGAAGTGCGACGAGCTTGAGACGCTCAAGTCGATTCAGCGGCGCGCGCAGCCGCGGCTCGACCAGCTCGACGGTTCGGATCGGGAATGACCAGGACGCAGTTGGACGCATCTGCCATGAAGCCGGGAGAGCAGCACGCGACCATCATCCTGTGGGTCCTCCTGGCACTCGACGAGCATGGGCCCCAACTGGCGCGCTCGCTCCGGCACGAATGCGGTCGCGTTGAGCCGACGATGGGACGGCAGGGCCCATTCTGGGATGGGCTCCGGCTCTGCCGTGAGCTGAGGCTGGTAGAAGAGGTGGCTCACGTCGAGGGGACCGTTCCGGGCTGGCAACTCTCGGATGAAGGACGGCGCTTCGCGGTCTCGCGAGAGCGACTCGACGGCGCGCGTGGAGCCCAGGCGTGAACGAGTGCTACTTCTGCACCCGCGAGCTGGCGCGCGGCCACCACGGCCGGATGCCCCGTGCTCGAGATGTCGAAGGCGCGCCGGCAGACGTTCTTCGGCCCGGTCGGCTCGTTCAAGTACGAGGGCGGCGAGGACACCGCTCCTCACCGCGCCCCGGCCACGCGCGGCTACCTCCAGGGTGACGCGCTCATATGAGCCCCATCCTGTCGATCGCGCCCCTGGATGCGATGACGCTCTCCGTGGACGCGATGCGGGTTGCGTGGGAGCGCATCCGCGAAGCCGCCGGGCCGCATCCGCAGTACCTGCTGATGCATCCCGACGCCTACTACTACGCGCTCGTGCGCCTGCGCGACCCGCGGTGGCTGGCGATGCCGTTCCGGGTCGTGCGCGGGGAGTCGCGCGGCGAGACCGATGAGCGGTGGCGCCGGCGGCGAGCGTTCATCCGGGCTTCGGCATGAACGACCCCTACCTGCGCGACAGCCTCTACTCGCTCGCGTGGATGCGCGAATGGTACGTGGAGCAAGGCGCCTACGTGGTGGCGTTCGTGAACTTCCTGCTCGCGCTCGTGCAGCTGTAGCGGCAGGGTCCCGACGCACCCTCCGCCATGGAGGGCACACCCCATGGCCGAGCTTCCCGAAATTGCACCGGTACGACCGGCACCCGAACCCACCCCGACCGATGACGAGCGCGCCGCGCAGCTGAAGGCGATGGCCGAGGCGATCGGCCAGGACCTGCAGATGACGCGCTTCGCGATGCTGGCCGTGTCGCGGCAGTGCGCCGGCGAGGTCCTGGGCATGGTCCAGCGCGAGTCGAACAACATCGACCGCATCGGGCGCCTGGTCGAGGTGGCCAACAAGGCGCTGGGCGCGGCCGAGGCGTCAGCGCGTGCGGCATGCCGGGCGCTGAACCGTGCCGACACGCGTGTGCAGGCAGCCACGCAGATGCTGCGCGACGCGGCGCTCGGGAAGCCGTCGGCCGCGTTCATACCCGCACAGACCTCGACGCCGTGCTGGATGGACGGGAAGAGGTGCGCGGGGCATCCGGGCGATACGTTCCCGCGCTGCGGGCGGTGCGGTGCGTCGGGCATCGAGGCGGCCGCGGCATGGGCGAAGGGCTCGTTCACGGATCGCATCGTCGCGGCGGTCATGGGCGACATCCGCGAAGGCGACCCGGTCGCGAAGTTCGAGCCGCCGTCAGCGGCCGGCAAGTAGCCGGGTCCGAAGGGGCCTTGAAGCATGCCCAAGCCGCTGAAGCTGGGGGGCGAGAAGACCGAGACGCGCATCGCCTGGGTGGTCGAGCAGCTCGAGCGCACGCCGCGGGACTCGGTCGTGGTGCGCGCCGCCGCGCGCGAGTTCGGCGTGACCGACCGCCAGGCGCGCGAGTACGTGCGCTCGGCCTACGAGCGAGTCCGCGACCTGCGCAAGGAGGTGGCGCCGTTCGACTTCGACCGCATGGAGGCCATCAAGTACCAGGTCATCGAGAACGCGCTCGCCGACCGCGAGCGCGCGCTGCTGTGCTTCGGCGAGGTGCTCACCATCGAGGCCAGCGACCGCGCCAAGTTCCTCGCCGTGGCGGTGAGGGCCGGCCAGGTGGTGAACGCGGCCTCCGACCAGCTGACGCGCATGCACGGGCTGTACACCGACAAGGTCGAGCACTCCGGCGACCTGGGCGCTGCGGCGCTGACGCCGGCCGAGCGCGAGGCACGCATCAAGGCGCTGCTGGCGAAGCGCAAGGCCGGCGGTGCTGAGCGAGGCTGAGGAGCGCGAGCTCGCCGAGCTGCTCGAGGTGCAGTACGGCGGCGAGCCGCTCGAGGACTTCATCGTCCGCATGACGACGAGCGCGGGGAAGCGCCTCGACCCGCCCGCGCACATCAAGAACCTGCTCATCCCGCACCTCGAGGCCGCGGCGCGCACGCCGAAGCGCCTCGTGATCTGCATGCCGCCGCGGCACGCGAAGTCGCACACGGTGATGCACGCGATCGGCTGGCACCTCTCGCGCAACCCGCACCTCGTGAACGCCTACGTCTCGTACAACGAGAAGCAGACGGCGAAGTTCTCGCGGAAGATCAGGCGGATCGTCGAGCGCGCAGGCGTGAAGCTCGACTCGCAGCGCCTCGACTACTGGACGACGCGCCAGGGCGGCGGGATGAACGCGTCCTCGTCGCTCACCGGCGAGGGCATCACCGGTTGGCTCGTCATCGACGACCCGTTCAAGGAGCGCGAGGACGCCGAGTCGCCGACGATGCGCGAGAACGTCTGGGACTGGTTCACCGACGTGGCCTACACGCGCCTGCAGCGGGGCGCCTCGTGCATCGCGATCCAGACGCGCTGGCACCAGGAGGACCTTGCCGGCCGGCTGGCGAAGGGCGGGCTCGGCGAGGAGTGGGAGCTCGTCGAGATGCCCGCCATCCGCGACGAGGCGACCGGTGAGCCCAACGACGACGGGATCGCGCTGTGGCCGCAGGAGTTCCCGCTCGAGCGGCTGCACGTCATCCGGACGACGATGGGCCCGTACGGCTGGTGGTCGCTCTACCAGCAGCGGCCGCGGCCGCACGGCGCGCAGCTGTTCGGCGCCTACCCGGCGCTCTACGACCTGCCCGAGGTCATGGGCGCGCGCGGCGTCATCATCTGCGACCCGGCCGCGACCGCGAAGACCTCGAGCGACTACACGGCGATCGGCGTCTTCTCGGCGGTCGGCCTGGGCACGAACTGCAGGATGTTCGTGCTCGAGATCGTGCGCATGCAGGCGCCCATGACGAAGGTCATTGCCGAGCTCGCGCGCCTGCAGAAAAAGTGGCGCTACCCGATCGGCTTCGAGGTCGCAGGCGGCTTCCACGCGGTGCCCGAGATGGCGCGT